GCCTGCTTGTGGAGGTGGCCCGTGTGGATCTCCCGGTATCGGCACCGGGCCCATGCCTCCCGGGCCTCCAGCGTCATCAGCGCCGGGAGCTTCGCCCGGGCCTTGTCCCCGTGAGCAAAGCCCAACAGGTTGCCTTGATGCTCGAGGTATTGCCGGTGGGTGTAGACGTCATGCACCACCACCCGGCGATCCTTCGCGAAATGGGTGCTGAGCAGGAGCCTGAACCACGCGGTCATCGTCTCGTCATGGTTGCCGGGGACGATGACGCAGTCGGTCGGGGCGGTCTCCGCGGATCGCTCGACCAAGGCGACGAGGGCGGAGGAGCCCGTCTCGATCATCCGCTCGAGTCGGCCGTCTCGCTCGAGTTGCGTTCCCCTGGTCGTGGTCGCGCTCGGGGTGTCGTAATGAAACAGATCCCCCAGGAATGCAATCGTGCGACGACCAGGGCGGTGAGCGTCACCGGCCTCCAGGAGCCCGAGCCCGGCGGAGCGGACCAGCCGATCGGCGTGGTCTAGATCGTAGTCTTCGCCCCCCGTGGTGCGTGACCAGGCGTACTTCGCGAAGTGGGTGTCGGCCACGATCAAGACTTGCCAGGGGCCGGGCTTGGCCTTCGCGGCTTTCGACTTGGGGCGTCCGATGCTGCCGGCCGCAGCGGCCCCGGCGATCATCGCGGCGACGAGCTCCGCGACGGCTGGCCCACCGCGGGGGCGGAGCCGGACGAACACCCGGTGGAGGACTGTGACGACCGGCTTCCCGCTCTCGCGGTCGATCGACGCCACCTCCCACTTCGTCGCCTCCGAGGCGGCCACCTCGAAACGGGCCATGTCGGCTTCGATGTGGGCCAGCAGATCCTCGACGGTGCGGATCGTCCGGGACGTCGAGCGGTACTCGAGCTCGGCCCCCTCCCGGCGCTCGGTCACCTGCTCCGCGTCTGGGGCGGGCTTGGTGGCGGCGGCGGCAACGGACTCAGCCACGGAGTGCCTCAGTCCTTTTCGCTCAGCCATGCCAACACCCCCTGTTTCCGGACATCGGACAGGCCCCGCGCGTGGAGGTGCTCGACGATCGCCCGAGCCACGGCGCTCTTGTTGCTGGGGAGTCGGCCTTGCCGCAGGTCATCCCGGACGGCGTTGAGATCCTCAAGGACGTCCGGCGGGAGCGAGTGCCACCAGCGGGAAACCGTCCGGCCGGTCTTGGGGATCGAGGCCCGGATGGCATCGGCCAGGCCCAGCTTCACCGCTTCGGCTTTCGGCATCGTGGCTCCTTCTTCTCGGGCTGTTCCGTGGGCGGATCCTGGGACCGGCGGCCGAACTCGATCAGCTGGGCGTCGTCGGCCTCTTCGGCCCCGGTGATGTCGCCTTCATCGAGCCCGGACCAAGTCTGGCCCGGCCCCTTCTTCGCCTGCTTGCGTGGCATGGGCAACCTCCTTCCTTGCGGCCTCGATGGCCCGGGCTACCAGGATCCGAGCCGCAGTTGCGATAAACGGGAGCCCCTTGGCGGCAGCGGCTTCCCGGAGGTGGTCGACGATTTCCTCGAGCCGCTTCCAGCATTCGTCCGGCCCCCAGGCGTCGAGCATCGCGGCGTAGTCCGAGCAACCGCAGGAGCCGTCGTCCTTGATTCCCCACCACGCCAGGGAGCGTTTCAACTGGCACCCGGGGAGTAGGTGCGGACCAGATCCCAGTAGGCCGCGTCGGGGATGTCGATCACATCACCGACATCGGGATCAAAGCGCCAAAAACCGCTCCCGAGGATCGCGTCGACGTACCCCGCTGGCCGCATGTGCGCGACGGCTTTGACAGCATCAAGAGAAACGATCATTACGGCGGGCTCCCGATCTGAGTGCATGCGGAAGCCTGGGTCGCGTTGTCGATGGGAGTGATGTTCCACCCGGCTCCGTCATTCCCTCCGCAGCCCGTCGCTGACGGGAACCCCGGAGGCTGGGAGCCCTCTGGCCAAGGCGGCGAGCTAAACAAGTTTTGTCCCTGCCTGAAGAACCAGCCGGCCGAGTTTGGTTGGCACGGCGAATCACCCCACCCACCAGGGACTCCGTCGGGAAAGACAATAACATTCAGGACGGGATTGAAATACGATTGGCGGTAGCACCGCACGAACCGAGAAACGGTTATCTGACCGTAGTTGGCATACTGCCGAAAACAGTAGCAGGTAACGCCAGTGCAGCAGCAGGCTTTGTTAGCGGCCAGCCCGCCACCCTTGAGAAGAAGCAGGCCGTTATAGGTAATGAGCCCTGCCAACTCAGTAGCCGCCTTGGTTGTTGCTGTACGGGGTGACGCACTCCGTCATACCAATTTCAACTGGCGTTCCTTCCTCGATGGAGTGGACCCATACCTTTTTCCGACGGAATACCAGCTTCGATGTCGTGACTCCCGAGGCGGTCGTCGAGACGATCTCCGCCGTGTAGACCAACTCGACCTGATCGGCCTCGGGGGCAATGAGGTAGTGTTGCCCTTCGGCGTTCTCTCCGATCATCACCCACTTCCCGGAGAGAACCCTGCCGAAATTGTTGTAGGCGTTGAAGGTCTCGCCGGTCGCTGCCTCCGATCCTGGCGTCCCGCCGTAGACGACCAGTGAAGTCGTCGTGCCCTTCTCCCACACCGACGTTGTCCGTGAGAGCTTTACCGAGCCTCCGCCCGCCCCGACGGCGTAATAGAAGCCGTGGCGGTTCAGTTGGACGGTGACGAAATCGCCAGACTTGAATGACGCAACGCGGTTGTATGCCGTGAGCGTGACTCCGGTGTTGGCCTCGCTCCCCGGCTCCCCGGCCCAGATCTGGAGCGTGGCGGAGGAGCCCTTCGCCCAGGCGGAGGTTGTCTTGCACAAGACCGCGTCCGAGTCGTCACCTGATCCGTAGTCGGCGGGGTACGCGGTGCCGCCTCGGCCGCTGTTCTCGACCCCGCGGACGGCTCGACTGATCCGCCCCCACGTTTCGCGGGATGCCCCGACAATTCGCCTTGTCATGATGGCGTCCCGAAGGCGGAGGTGAAGGAGATTTTCCCGTAGGGGTCGAAGTCCAGTGCCACGGGAGGCGTCCCCGGCGGAAGGGCGACACCGCTGGCCAGGGCGACGGCCTGTTTCACCGGCCTTCCTTCCCTTCCAAGGATGGCCCGCCTGTTGGTTCCAGTGCTCGTCGGCATTCCGGTGGCGTCCACCCGTTCATTGAAACCCATATCCCAGGGTTTAACGTGCCAAGTGTCTTCCTTGTAGTCGATCTCGAACGTGGCTTCCCAATACGGAGTCGCCGTCTGCGTTGCTCCGCTCTGGGTAACGATGATCCTCTTTTGAAGATTCCCGAACGTGCATTTCCAAGTGTCGACCGCACTTGAACCAAGGCTCGGCCAGAGGTCGTTGTTAGTCTTGTTCGACGATCCTTTGATCTGCGCGAAAGCCAAGCTGATTGACGTATAGGAACGGGTCAGCGTCCACCCCATGTAGCAGATCTCGCGCTCCATCCCCTCGAGCGGATCGCCTGCGGAGTTGGCGAGGATGTTGCCGTTTCGGTCCTGATAGAACGGCAGCGTTTGCGTCGTGCCACGGGCTTGCCATGCATCCATTGGCAGGCCGGTAATCGGGTCTACTTCGACGGTCGGAACGTAATATTGAACTGTCACCGCCCACAAGAGCCCGGAGCCATCGGCCGCGGAGTAACTCCACCGCATCGCCTTACAGGCGGTGAAGGACGGGTGAGCCGTGCCGTAGGCCACGCCGGGGGCCGTAAGGATTGCGGCCACGCTGGTCGTCGGCGGCGGTGCATCGACACGCACCAGCCACGTTTCCGACAGGTTGTGCGACTGCCGAAACTCCCCGTCACCGGAGGCCTTGTTGGGTAGGTACTTGGTTGCGATGACGGACATGGTTTACCCCGCGAAGGAGAGCTCCTCGATGTCGACACCCATGTCCTCGGTGTTGTCGGCGATCCGCTCGGTGGCTCGAGCCGTCCGCTCTGCCGCGTCTTCCGTCTCGCCACGCATCAACCGGAACATCTCCGCGATGCCCTCTTTGGAGCGGGAGTCGACGGCCTTGAGCTCCTGCCGGACTGCGGCGGCGGCACCGGCTGGAGCCCCAGCTGCTTCCCCGACCTTGAGGCGGTTGGCCTGGTCGAACTGACCAGCGGCCAACCGGGACTTGGCCAACGCGATCTCAAGGCCAGTCGACAGCGGCCCGGAGCCGGGCTTCGACGTGCCGAAGGCCCCCTCGAAGTTCTGACCGGCCGCCGCGAATTGCCCGCGGGCCGCGTCGATGATTCGGTCAGAAGCGTTTTGTGCCGTCTTGGAGATCAGCCCGACGATCCCGGCCGCACCACCGAGGACGGTGAGGACCGATCCGGCCCATGCTCTGGCGACCCCCGCCAGGAGCGAGCCGATCCGTCCGATGGAGTCGAACACCGTCGACCAGTTGCCGGCCACGAAGGTCAGGTACTCACCCACGGTCGTGAGCCCGCCGATGATGAAGTCCCCGACACCGGCCATGTAGCGGGCCGCGGCGAGGATCCCTTCTCCGATGGCCTGACCGATGTTGGCCCCACCCATCGAGCCGACGAAATCTGTGAAGGTCGTCGCGATCGAGGTGATCGAGGGAGCAAGGTAGGCGGTGATCTGCTTGATGATCCCGCCGATGGCCGCGGAGACCTTGGAGAACGAGTCGTTCATTGCCTCGACGTCTCGCCCCTGGGCCCCGGTGAGGGCCATTCCGAACCGCTGGGCCTCCTCGGTGGCTTCCTGGATCGATCCAGCCCCGCCGGCAAACAGCGGGAGCAACTCCGCCCCGGCCCGGCCGAACAGCTTCACCGCCGCGGCGGCCCGCTCCGCTTCAGTCGGGAGCCCGGCAATGGCATCAGCGATCTCCGAGAATCGCTCCGCGGACGACAGCCCCTGGAGATCGCCCAGCTCGAGGCCGATGGCCGCGAAGCCTGCCTGGGCCGTCTTCGATCCCTGGGCGGCCTTGACGAAGGCAACGTCTGCCTTCGTGGCGGCGGCCCCGATCGTGTCCATGCTCACCCCGGCGAGGTCGCCAGCGTGGGCCAAGCCGGCCAACTCCGAGTAGGTCATCCCGAGGCGGGCCGACAGTTTGCTCGTCGAGTCGATCGCCTCGGCCTGGGCCAGGCCCACGTTGACCAGGGAACGGGCGTAGCTCATGGCGGTCGACGCGACGGAGCCGAGCAACTGGGCCCCGGAGATCGCGTTCAGCAGCTGCATCCCGGAGCGGAGGCTGGCAACGTCCTTCTGCAGCCCCTTCAGGGAGGAGCTTGCCTTCGACACGCCAGCCGACAGCCCGGCGCTTGAGGCGGTGAAGATCGCGGAGACCTTGCCGATGCCTGCCATGTCAGATTCCTTGGGCTTCCATCTGGGCCGCGAAGAACGGGATCCGTCGCAACTGGGCTTTCAACTCCTCTTCGGTCTGGACCGGAGAGCGGTAGCTCGGCAGGAACTTCTCCTCGAAGTCAGGCTCGACCTTGGCCCCCTGGGCCGCCGCCATCACCGCGGCCAACTTCCCCGACCGAGCCCATTCGTCACCGAACGGCTCGACGCGCCAAAAGGCCATCCACCATTTCAGCTGTCGGAGCGTGATCTGCTTTGACAGCGTTTCGACATCCCACTCTCCGCAAGCCAGGGCCAGCCGCCCGAGAAACAGGGTCAGGGGCTGGCCGCGGATTTTTCCGCCTGGTCCTCGATCTCCTTGTCGTCGACCTTGAGCAACTCGATCCCGACCTTCCACACCTCGAGGAGCCCGTCGGGCTTCCAGGCCGCCAGGGTCGGGACGTCGGCATCGGTGAACAGTCGTTTCCCTGCCTCGTCGCACAGGAGCAGACAGGCCACCTTCGCGCGCCACGGGGCCGGCTGGCCCTTGTTGGCCTCACAGAACATCGCCCACTCGTCATAGGCCTGGGCGGTCGGATCCAGGAGGAAGACATCCCCGCCCCACGCTGCGACATGGAGCCGCGTCGGGGGGGCTGTCTTGTTGGCCTCGAGGCCGAGGAGATCGTCGCGGGTCAGCATTCATCACCCCATGAACTGGAACTGGTAGGAGCCTTGGAGAAGTTCACCGGCAGAGCCCACACGCTGGACGTTTGCCAGTTGCGCGGGCCAGCTGGTCGTGTTGCCAGCGATGGTGAACGACAGCGTGGCCGAGAGGCCGATGTCGGAACGGGCGAAGGGGGGATTCCCCCAGCACCGGAAAGAGATCGAGCCCGGCTCGATCATGGTGATCTCGACTTGGCGGATCACTCGCGTGTTGCCGCCACTGCCGACGATCGTGGCGGTGGCCCCGGTGGTGTCAGTCGGAGACGCGGCGGAGTATTGCTCGTCGAATCCGATCAACCCGCCGAGCGCGACCCCGCCGAAGGAAACGGAGACGTTTTGGGCGGATGGGATAGCGGTCATGGACCGTCCCCCATTCAGCCAGAGATCTTGAAGGTGGCCGTTCCCCTGACGAACTCACCGACGGCCCCGCCCTCTTCGACATCGGTGCAGAAGGCGTTGCCGGTGATCGCCAGCCCGGAGCAGGAGATCGCGTATTTCGTGCCCTTGGTCGGGGGATTCTTCCCGAAGTATTCCAGGCTGATTTCGTCGCCGTCCTTGAGTGGCTCGGCCTGATAAATCCGCAGCGAGTCGGCGGCCTGGGAGCAGTCGGAGACATCGACGAGCGGTCTGGTTTCCTTCCGCTTGATGTTCGTGGCGCGGAACTCGATGGAGTTGAATGAGAACGTGAGCCCTTGCATCGTGTCGAGGACTGCGGGAAGTGCGGGCATTGTCACTCTCTCCAGCGAATGAAGATTTGGAGCTCGATCACGAAGTAACTGGGCAAGTCCTGCCCATCGGTGAGATAGACGGCGGTGCCGTCCCGGTCACTCGCAACGTGAACGTGGTCGATAATGGCCCCCTGCCCCGTGCCGGTGAAGTTCTGGACCGCGCCGACGATGGCGTCGGCCACAGTCCGGGCGGAGGTCCAGGTGGCCCCGCACACCTCGAGCGTGAACTCCCCATCAGCGAAGCCCGTGAGGCCGCTGGTCTGGAGGGGCCGCTCGGTCGATTCGCGGGAGTAGACGACGAACGGCAGGCCGGCGGATTCCGACACGGCCACTGGCCATGCCAGAGCCCCGGCGGTGGTCTCGATCGTGGCCTTCAACCATGCCTCTGGGCTGCTCATTCAGCCTCCCCGGCCGGGTCGGCCTCGATCACGCCAGCGGCCAGGAGCTCGGCCAGGAGGGCGGCATCGACGAAGAGGGAATCCCCGGGGAGGTAGCGGCCCCAGGGGGCGGTGAACTTGACGAGGACGGTCTCCATGTTGGATCTCCTGGGGGTTAGCGGGCGGCGCGGCGGGCAAGTTCTTTCACGGCTAGTTCAAGCCGAATGCCCATCTGCATTTCCAGTTCAGACAGGATGCCGGACTTCTTCGCGGCGAGCGTGTCGCGGAGCATGTGTCGCGGTGGCATGGCCCCGGTGGATGCCCCGTTCTTCCTGCGGCGGATAGGCGAGCCGGCCTCGACGAGAACGGAGTGGTTCCCTTTTTGGTTTTTCTTCGTGCCCTTGCGCGAATACCCGACGATGCCGATGGCTGTCCCGCGGAAAGCCTCACCCGATCCGCGGGACACCTTCTTCCCGAACTTCACCACGGTGGTGACCGATCGCCGCAGGTTGCCGGTTTTTCCGCGGGGTGTCGCAGCCTTCAAGTCCTTGTGGAATGGCTTGATTGATTCCCGGATGGCCTTTTTCAGGTACTTCCGGGCGAGCGATCCGGGGAGCTTGGCATAGGCGCGGATCAGGTCATCGATGTCGCGATTGGACTTCTCAGAGAAGAACGCGGAGAAGAACAGGCCGGGGGCGCTCATGTCTTCTTCTCCGAGGCCTGAATGGCCTGCTCCGGATCGGCGTCATCCCCGACGACCGACGACACGACCAGGATCCGGCCCAGCCGGCTTTCCCACACGATCCGGGATGAACCGTCGAGGCCGGGGACCGAGGGGACCACGATCAGGTAGGAGGCCTGCCCGGAGGTCTGGCCCTGGTCCTGGGACTCGCTGTAGCCGATCTGCTCGATGGAGCCGCGGCGGCGGGCAATCTTCACCCACGACACCGAGGCCACCTCGCCCACGGCGTTCCGCGTCTCGACGGGGCGCTCGAAACGGAAGGTGTGGACCTTGTTGCCGGCGGCGGTGCGGTCGCCCATGTCAGTAGGCTCCCGTGATCGAGATCGACGCCAA